AATCAAATCCATAGTCTAGCGACTTTTCTTTTAAATCATCTATAAGTGCCATATAGTCTTGATATTCTCTTTCATTATCTAATAGCCACAGACCTTTTTCCTTGTTCCAACTCAAATACTTTGGATTTCCACTTGGTTTTGGCACTGTTATAATTTTCTTATCTTTTATGATTTCTCCATCTTCCAATGTAACATCTATTCCAGCTCTTACTTTTTCTTCTCTTGTCATTTCTCTAAGAGTATCATCTTTGTAGATTGGGTATTGATAAGATACATCAGTGATTATCACATCTGCAGTGTAATTTGGGAAATATGATAGAGGTGATTTTAAAACATCTTCTAAACTTTCTGCATAAACAGAAAAGATTAATTTTTCTTTTTTGTAAAAATTTATTGTTTTCATTTTTACTCCTTTCAAAAATTTAGTATTTTAGGTTATCTGTTCCATCACAGATGGAGTTTTAAATGTGTATAGATTGGAAAATCTAATCAGTTTTAATTCCACAGATAACATAGTTAAAATTGGTAATTTAGTTATAGAAACTGTAACTATATCTGGATATGCAGGAGTTAGAACAGGGCATGTAAAAACTAACTTCAAAAATATCTATTCTATTAGTGCCATTGGACTTGCAAATAAAGGGCAAACAGCAGAATCTTTAATGCATCAAGTTATGCACACTGGAACTGATCAAATTACAAGAACTAAGACTTTTGAATTTTATGCTGCAGATAATCAAACACTACTATTTACAATTATTGGAGAAGTTTAATTTCTTAAGAGTATAAAGAAATCAACTTTGCAAATACCATTTTGAATATTTCCACTAGTTGCATCTAGAGTAGAAAAGTCTAAATTATCTCCAACAGGCGTAATTGCAACAGAACAATTATCTTTTTTAGCAGTAGCCATAACTATAGAATTTTTAAAACTAAACCCATCCGCTACTAATGTTTTTGAAGCATAAGCTCCTTTTGTCTCTAAAGAGCCTGCAACAATTTTTATATTTAAAATTGTTAAAACATCATAATCAGATTTATGTTCAATTTTACATAGATTTTCCAATCTATCCAAAAGTGAGTTATTATCTAATGGAATAAAATTAGCAACATTTGCAGAAATATCACTATTTTGATTTAAACACTTGTACATCTTTCTAGTATTCCTGTCATAATAGATGTAATTTATATCTTTTACTCCTGGTTCTTGAATATCTCCACCATAGCCTACACATCCTGCTAATCTTGCTAACATCATTCCTTCTAGTGCTTTACCTTCTTCTGTTCCAAATTGCACTATCCCTGCTTTTTCTCTTGTTGCTCCTTGTTGTATCTCAGTTACTTTATTACTTAAATCTTCTGTTTCTTTATCAATCAACTCTGCATTGTGATTAAAATGATCTACATTATAATATTCATTTCCAGCTGGTTTTATTAATCTTAAATGTTTTGTATAATCTGACATTTCTATCTCCTTTCGTCATAAATTTCTTTATGTGTTTTAGTTTTTAAATCATCATTTTTTAAGTTATTTATTTCTATATGTTTATGATACTTACCTACTACTGCACTATCTTCATATAATCTAGTATCATAAATTTGTTTATGAGTTTTTAACTTTAATCCATTATGTAATAAATAAGCTACCTGGTTATGTGTGTTATATCTAAATTCAATACTAAAATTCAAATGTGCCGGTTTATTAATATGTATAAAGTTTTTAAAGTTATCTAAATTAGATGGTATTCCGACTACTGATGTAAATTTTATTATGAAAGAATAATCATTGTAATTCTCAATAACTTCAATTTCTCCATTTGTGAATATCTTGGCTTGTTCTTTCAAAACTTGAGGGGTAAAGATATTCTTTGATAGTAAAGTATAGATAATTCTGTCTTTTCTGTCTTGTAAACTCCAACCACTCTTATAATCTAGCTCCATAAATCTTTCATAGTTTGCTACTTGCTGTTCATTAAAAAAAGCTATAAATAATAGCTCCTTGTATTTTTCTATATCATTTTTAATATATTCACACATCAGATCTAGTATTCTAATTAAATCTTTTTGTAAACTGTTTCTAGCTATTTTAGATACTTTTTTTATTAATCTATCACTCATTTATAACCACTGTCCCAACTATCAATATTTCATCTTCTGCTATTTCTAAGTTAGAATTAGAATTATTTACTTTTACAAAGTTATCATTTATTCCCTCTATTTCCAAAATAGCTTTCTCTAAACGATTGATTGATAATATAGATTTATTAGCTTTTTCAAAGGTAGCACTTCCAGTTTTTATAACAGCTTTTAAAAGAGATTCGATTCTTTCTTTTACATCTGATAGAGCATATCCAGATTTTAATATAGTATTAACTTCTATGTTTATAGTCTTAGCTCTAAAGCTTTCTATAGTTACATCAGCTCCGACAGGTCTACCGTCATCGCTTTGTATTCTTTCTCTAACTTTTTGAATTAGACTAGAATCAGCTATATCATTATTATAGTTAGCAATCAGAACTTTAACAGTTCCGTTTCCATTCCAAAGAGGTTTTACTAAGACTTTTCCAACTCCATCAACTTGTTTGGCCCATTGCTCATAATCATATATATTTCCACTGTGAGCAGGTCTTGTAGCTTTTTCTTTAGCTCTAGCTACAAGTACAGAATTAGGTTCTTTATCATATCCATTTATAATTTCTTTTTCGTTGATAACACTGTAGATATTGCTATTTTGAATTTCAAAAGTTGTAATTTCTCCTATTACAGCATTACCTATTTTTCCTTCTGATAAGCATTCTATTTCTATCTCTGCAACTCCAGCTGTGCTAAGATATTCTTTTCTTAAAGATTTATATTTTATTCCATCTCTATTTAAAAATATTGTATTTTCTTCTATGATAGAATTTGCTTTTCCTGTTACTTTTAAAACACCTTTTGCCTTAGTTCCTGTTCTTCTTTTTACTCCAAACATTAGAGCATGTTTATCAACATATTCATCTTCTGTTGCAATATCAATAAAAGTCTGCTTTTCCCAAAACTCTAACTCTTTATAAACTTCTTCTGCTGTAATTCCAAATGTTGCAGCAATATCAAAATTAAAAGTCCCTTCCATTTTTGAAAGTGAATTTTTAAGATTATCTAAGAAATTATTTCTTAATTCTATTTTATCTTTCATTTACACCTCCATTTCTAGTTCTCCATATATAGTTCTTACATTAAAGGTTATTTGTGGAACATATTCATCTTCATTAGAAACTTCAAAATTATAACATTCTAAAATATATGGATTTACTAATAAAGTATCTCTTATTTGATTAATCATTAATGCATCTTTTACAGATTTCTGATAGATTGTTCCTATGTTAGTTTCTAGTTCACTACCATAATCATCACTATATACATCTATATACCTGAATCTTTCAGTTTTTAGTGCTTTAAATATCCATACTTTTAAAGCCTCATTTTTTTCTAAAACTTTAATATCATTTTCATCTTTTATATATTCTCCAGTTTTAAAGTCTATAGCATATTCTTTAAAAATTGGCATTTCTTCAGCTTCTGATTTTGCTTTTTCAAGAAAAATATAAAAATCTTTTTCCACATTACACCCCCTCTATTGCTCCACCAGGCATTTTGACTATCTTTGTCACAACTATGTAATATACCCCCATAACAAGAACTAATACCTCATCGCCTTTTCTAAGAGTATCTTCAAACCAAATATCTTTGTGAGATTTGTATGTTCCACTACCTTGATATTTTCCACTTCCATTTAATTTCGGTATCTTATGGCCCACCATATCAGATGTAGTATTGTCGTAATCATATTTAGCTACATCTATATTTATTTCATCTATAACTCCATCTATTGTATAATCTCTATGATAGTGTGGTAAAAGGTAGTTACTACAGTAAATTTGTTCAGATGGAATTACTTGCCCATCAAATTCAATAGTTAAGTTTGGTGGTGGAGTAACTACAGAAGCCTTTATAATAGATGTTCCTTTTGTGGCTTGACCTATCATGTCGCCAATTAAAATTCCTAATTCACTCATTTTTTATCCCACCCTTCTGGAAATAACTCATCTATTTTTTCTTTCTTCTTTGCTTTTTTACCTTTTTTCTTTTTGATTTTCTTAGCTTTTTCTTTGTTCTCAAATTGCGCTTTATCCATAACATTTTCAAAAGATAACTCAAGATTACAAAAATGAGTTTCACCTTCAAAGATATGTGTATCTGATTTAACTAAGAAACTTCCAATAAGTCCTGTATGGGACTCTTGTATTCCAATGTTATAACCTGCCTGAATTAAGATATTTCCTAAACAATATAGCCTTGCACTTTTTTCTACACTCTTTAGCATATCCTTAGCATTTGCTATATTATCTACATCTTTTTCGTATTGCATAACTTGTTGAAATAAACCAAATTTCTTTTTATCTTCTGCATTTTCTACTTTATTGAGTATTTGTTGCTTTTCATTTTCTACTTTATAGATAACAATTTGATTTATTATATTTTCTATACTTTCTTCATATGAAGAAGAAGAAATGTTGTCAGCACTAGTCAAAAGAACATCCGCATAAGTCCCTTGCTCAACTATATCTATTGTTTGTTCATTACTCACAATAGAATAAATCTTTTTATTTTTTCTATGTTGAATAGTGTAAGCATTTAATATAATTTCATATCCACTTCTATCAATAGCTGGATAAGTACAAGTAACCTCATCTTTTGGAATTTTTCCTACTTTTAAATTAAGTTCTCCACAAATTTCATTTAATATTTCTGATGGCTTTTTCTTAAAAAAGTTCTTAACAAAATTATTCTTATTCAAGTATATTGAGTTGTCATATGCGTAAAAACTTTTTATTTCAGATTCACCTTTCCTAGAATGTTGAAAAACTTTACCATAAAATAATTTTTCATCTTCATAAGAAAATATAATTTCATCTCCAATATTGGTTATGATATCTCCTAGATACTCAACTTCTAGCTTCCTTGCAGTTCCGTGAATCGCTCCACTCCAAATAACTCTAGTAAATATATTTTTATATTCTTTTCCATTTACATAAATTTTTAATTTCTCCATATATTTACCTCTCTAATAATCCTCTTGCTACATCAGATAAGGTCTTATTTTTCTTTATTTCCACAAGAGTTATTTCCACATCTATATCTCCTGTTCTTTCAGTTACTGCAAAATATAAAGTTTGGATATAGCATTTAAAGAAAATATTAAATTCTGGAATAATTAAAGTCAATTTTTCCTTATCATTCTTTAACTTTTTTAATGTTTCCATAGAGTTAGTAGGAGCAGCAGACAGAACAAAATTAAAAAAAGGAGATTTCATACTTGGTAAAAAAGTAGAAAAACTAATCTTTTCGGCTTTTCTATTTCCAATTAATGTTTTTTCTCCTAAATCAATTATTTTTATAGTTTGTAAATCCTGATCACTCTCTATCCTTAAATCCAACGGTGGCACTACAAAGAAAAAAGGAGTATTAGTGCTATCTTTAACTAGGATAAATGTTGGTCTCATAACATCATCTCCTTATTTAGTTATTTGTACATAGTTACTTAAATCTTTAATAAATTTTTGTTTAACCATTTCTGCTGTTTTCTCTATATCGGCTTCATTTTTTATTACAACTCCACCCATATTAACATTTACTTGAGGAGAGAAAGTAGTTGATAATGGAGATACAGGAGCTTTATAACCTAATTTTTCACTGACTTTTTCAAAATCACTTTTCTCTCTTTTTGATGTTGAATTATTTGTTATTGGCGGGGTATTTAAAGATTCTACAGTCTTATTTTTCATTAAAAGATTTTCTTTTTTTAAATCTTCTGGAGATAATCCCAGTACTTTTAAAGAA